GCAGGCGGCCAAATTGTTTGGGTGCAGCGTGGTGAGTTGCCTGACTGGTATGAGGATGCTATCAGCGCCAATCAAGGCAATAATGTAGGGCTAAACGCCATGAAGATGCGTAAAATACATGCATCGGAATGGGCATGGCTGGGCAGTGATTTTGACAAGATCATCGACAACAATGGCAGCATCGATGAACTTTACGAGCAGAGTGCAAACCTAGTAGTCAGCAATAAGATCGCCTTGCCTCCAAGTTATACCCTCTTTGCCTAAGATAGCAGCGCAGTTCAAGCACACGGTTTTGAGATTTGAGGGTCTGCAGTTGTTGAGATTTTCATCTACATGAAACACTCGAAATACTTCGGCGTGTTGAGATCGAAACCCGCATTTTTCACACACGGGTTTGGGTTTGTATCCTGCTCGTTGCCAACGTGGAACATGAGCACTTGCACCGTGTGCTAGACAGATTTCACACAGTGTTCTGTAATAGGCACGAGTGTCTTTGTAGTAATTAATGGCTCTAGGTCGCTGTGCGCAGGCCTTGCATAGTGGTCGCATTTGATATTTACCCTTTTAGACCCCTTTTGTTCGGTGCCTAACTTGCTGTTTTTGGAATAGTATGCTAAATATTATGAGCAACTATTACCAGGAGAATAGGCGATATGGCACTAACATCACCAGGCGTACAAGTTACGGTAATCGACGAGAGTTTTTATACACCAGCAGAACCTGGTACGGTTCCTCTTATCGTCGTAGCTACAGCCCAAGATAAAACAAACGGAGCTGGAACAAACACAGCTTCAGCAACAACCAAAGCAAATGCTGGCAAGGCATTTAAAATTACGAGTCAGAGAGATCTCACAGATCTTTTTGGGATTCCGTTCTTTGAACAGACAGCGAGTTCAACTCCTATCCATGGTTCAGAGCGCAACGAATATGGACTATTAGCAGCCTATAGTTTGCTAGGTGTAAGCAACGCGGCATTTATTGTTCGAGCTGATGTAGATCTAGACCAACTCGCAGCAGAAGTAGATGCCCCGGGAGCGAACCCTGTAAACGGCAAATGGTGGATGGACACACAGGCCACAACTTGGGGTATCCAAGAGTGGAACAGTGCCGCAGCATCAACAGCCGGCGGACAGAAATTTACTAACAAAGTACCGTTAGTGCTAACAGATGCAGACAGTCCTTCTAAAATTGAAAACAATGCTCCTAAAACATCTGTAGGACAGATCGGAGATTATGCAGTAGTATTTCAAACTGTAGGTGAAGCTGCTGCATATACAACTGCAAATGACTTGGCAAGAATATATTACAAGTCTCCAGGCAATGGCGGGGTAAGTGCCGGCGGCACACCAGTTGATGCAGGCGAATGGGTATTGATAGGTTCCAATGCGTGGAAAGCCAGCTGGCCAGTAGCAGTAAGTAACACATACTCGGGAACACTGTCGGGCACTTTATTCGTTAACGCCCAACAAATTACTGCAGGAACTTTAACACAAATCGCAAACAACATCAATTCACCCGGTATCGTGGGTGTAACAGCAAAGATGTTGGGTAATAAGTTATACATCTATTCCGATGGTAGATCATTAGGAGAAAACACTAATGTTGAAGTTGGAGACAGTGCATTGTCTGCTGATGGACAGATAAAGTTAGAAAATGGCACAGCAAGCTGGAGCACCATTGGCATTGACACCGGATTATACCTCAGCCCTAAACTGCAACAATCACCGCACACAGATGTGCCGACTTACAAGCGCAGTGATAACCCAACCTCATTGCAGGGATATGCTACAGGGTCTGTATGGATTAAAACCACAGAGCCAAACAACGGCGCTAGATGGAGAGCCAAGCAGTGGAGTTCAGCTACATTATCGTGGGTAGCATCAGAAGCTCCTATATATGCATCTACCAATGCTGCACTTTACTATCTAGATCGCAGTGGAGGTGGTGCTAACATCTCAGCAGATACAGTGTTTGTACAGAGCAATGCACAAGAACACAGTGGATTTGACGCAACTCCAGACACAGCTGAATTCCGTATGTGGTATAGACATATAGGTATAGGTCAGGGCACCAGCATTACATCCAACATTATCAAAAGTGGAACCTTTACCGCTGCTTCTACTAGAACATTTACCTTGGCTGAAAGCATAGTAGGACAGTTGGCTCTAGATGCTGCCAAAACCATTACTTTGTCAACAGCCGCGGGAAATGCGCCTACAGGCGACAACAGCGATGCAGACAAGTTTGCTGCTGCTATCAACGCAGCCGGCTTCACAAACATCGAAGCCTCTGTGGTGCAGATTACCCTAACACAGAGCAGATTGGTAATTACTCACAATGACGGTGGCGATTTTAGACTCACAGACAGCACAGGTAATCCATTGTCGACTCTATTCACTCCATACAACATCAAGACCAGAGCTGGCACAGAAAACTTCTACAATATTTCATTGGGTAGTGGTGCTGCAGGCGCAGAAGATCTTGCTGCAGGTGCTGCACAAGACTATCTAGCTTCAGGTTATCAGCCGTTAGCCGCACAAGATCCAAGATTCTCAGCCAGTCCAGATGCTCCATTGAATGAAGCAGCAGATCAACAACTATGGTACAATCCTAACTTTGCTGATGTTGACATTATGGTTCATAATGGCAACACATGGGTGGGATATAGACACAGCACAGCACCATATTTTAATCAAACTGACGACACAGCGTTGACAAAGAGAACCGGTTACTTACCAATAGTAGCTGCCAGCAATCCATATGTGTCAGGCGTTACTGTCACAGGTGATTTGTGGATCAGCACAGCTGATCTAGAAAACTTCCCAACAATTTATAGATACAACAGCAATTTGACCGACATCGGTGATGTTACACTGCGTTGGGAATTGGTTGATAAGACAGATCAAACCACAGAAGAAGGTGTGCTGTTTGCAGATGCTCGTCAAGGTACAAGTGGTGGTACAGCTACTACAGCACCTAGTGATGACATTGCCGACTTGATTACCAACAACTTCCTAGACCCAGATGCTCCAGATCCAGCACTATATCCAAAAGGTATGTTGCTGTGGAATCTAAGACGTAGCGGCGGCAACGTTAAGCAATATCGCAACAACTATATTGATACTGCTACAGATAATCCACGCACAAGCCAATCTGGCGGTACTAATAACGGTGACCCATTTGTTAGCGGTTCAGGCCAAACTATGGAAAGCTACTATCCAGATCGTTGGGTTACAGCGTCAGGCAACAACGAAGACGGATCAGGCAGTTTTGGTCGCAAAGCACAACGCAAGGTAGTTACACAGGCCTTGAAGTCGGTGATTGACACAAGTCAAGAGATCCGTGATGAAGAACGCAGAAACTTCAACATCATAGCTTGCCCAGGATATCCAGAAACAATGAGCAATCTAGTTAATCTTAACATTGACAGAGGTATCACAGCATTTGTCATAGGTGATACTCCATTGAGATTGCCTGCAGATGCTACATCATTGAACAACTGGGGAACTAATGCAGAATTAGTCACAGACAACGGCGATGACGGCATTGTAACCTATGATGAATACTTGGCTACATACTATCCAAATGGATTTACCACTGACCTAAGTGGTTCTAATGCAGTGGTTCCAGCAAGTCACATGATGCTGAAGACTATCGCACTCAGCGATAATGTCAGCTTCCCATGGTTTGCACCAGCAGGAACACGTCGTGGCGGTATTACAAATGCCACAGCAGTGGGTTATATTGATGCTGCCACAGGTGAGTTCCAAACTGTAGCACTCAACGAAGGCCAACGTGATACACTATATGAATTAAAGGTCAATCCAATTCCATTCTTCAACGGAGTAGGACTTGTGGCTTACGGTCAAAAGACTCGTGCAAGAAATGCATCAGCACTAGATCGTATCAACGTAGCACGATTGGTAGTATATCTACGTAGCCAGTTGAACAAGTTGGCTCGTCCATATTTGTTCGAACCCAACGACAAGATTACCAGAGATGAAATCAAACAAGCGGCAGAAAGCCTATTGTTGGAATTGGTAGGCTTGAGAGCAATCTACGACTTTGCGGTTGTGTGTGATGAAAGCAATAATACTCCGTCTCGTATCGATCGCAACGAACTTTATGTTGATATCGCCATAGAGCCAGTGAAAGCCATTGAGTTCATTTACATTCCATTGCGTATCAAGAACACAGGAGAAATTTAAAAATGGCAATTACATCGCTTAATAACATTGGTATTCCAACTACCAACGCAGCTGGCAGCACTCAAGTGCTGTTGATGCCAAAATTAAAATATCGCTTCAGAGTTACACTGTTGGGATTTGGAGTTACCGCAGCCACTGAACTTACCAAACAGGTGCAAGATGTTACTAGACCCAAAGTGGCGTTTGAAGAAATGACGCTGGATGTCTATAACTCCAAAGTTAAATTGGCTGGCAGACACACATTAGAACCAATTACATTAACATTGCGTGATGATGCTAGTGGTCAAGTTCAGAAAATGGTAGGACAGCAGATCCAGAAACAGTTTGACTTCATGGAACAGGCTTCAGCACGTTCAGGTATTGACTACAAATTTACCACACGCATAGAAGTTCTTGACGGGGGCAACGGATTGTTAGTGCCGAGCA